CCCTAAACAAAAAGTAGAGGTAGTAGTACCACGTCACTAATTTAATTTTCCTTTCGTCTAACTGGCAGGACGAGACATTTTGGTTGTCTAGATTGGAGTTCGAATCTCTGAGGGAAAACTTATTGTACTTTTATTGTTTTTGCTATATTTATGTATAGAAAATAGAATAATTTCCTCATAAAAGAATGGATATAGCACGAGGACCATTCATTATATAAAATTTAAAACTAAACTAAAAAATGAAAAAATCAGAATTACAATCACTAATCAACGAATGTATCGGTGAAGTATTAAACGAAGGAAAAGCTGCTAAGAAAAAATTAGCTATTAAAGAAATCAAACGTATTATTGCTGAAAATGAATTAAGCAAAGATGAAGTTGAAGAGGGTATTTTAGATGTGGCTAAACAAACATTAGGTATATCTTCTAAAAAAGATAAAGAAGCTGCTGAAAAATCATTTGATGAAGTTAATGCTAAAGCTAAAACAGATCAATCTAAAAATAAAGCTAAATGGATGGAAAGAGCTAAAGGATATTCTTATTTAGGTAAGTTTGTTATTGGTAAAAATGGTGAATTAGCTTTTGAAGGTAAATCAGCTGCTCCTAAAACAATTGGTGGAACTCAACCCGGTGGAACAGGTGGAAACTAATTAATTAATATATTAACATTTAAGCCGGTCTCCTCAGATCGGCTTTCTTTGTTAGGATTACACCGTCTTTGAACGTATATTTAATCAACCAATTAAAACGAATATCATGGAAACGAGAGATTTAGATAGATTAGTAAAAATTAATATTAATCCATTCACTGTAATGCATTTTAAAACATATCACACCTCAGAAGAGTTAGAAGTTATATTTACCGAAGCAGCGATGAATGGGGGTATTGATGAAATGGATAAAATATTAGAAAATACTGTTGAAATTGAAATTTCGTTGTTTGAAAGTATTATGTTTATGACTAAAAATGACTTAACTGCGTTTTTATCTTTACTTAATAAATGTGGTATAAGATATGAAATGAGAAATTTTACTAAGGATTTATTTAAAATGGATAATTTAAATGAGTTATTACTTAAATTAGAAAATGATGATGATTTAAATGAATTAGATAAAGAACTTATTAAAGATTGTTTTCCAAATCATAAAACACCAAGAGAAAAAGCTACTAGTATCATTAAGTCAATATTTATAAATAACTTTACTACTGACGATGTATTAGATAGAATTAGTGAAAAAGGGTTTGAATCATTAAATGAATTTCACAAAAATATTTTAGCATAAAGTTATGGAAAATCAAGTATCATCATTAAAGCGAATAACCGTAGAGGAATCACAGCAATATATTTCAACAAAGGAAGATTTTAAAAATAGTGAAGCTCGTTTTTTTACGATTACACCATCAGAACATCCCAACTATCCAGCTTCTGCTGGTTGGGAAGATGTAAATTATTTTACTAAGCGACTTAAAAAGACAGTTCCAACTGACGGTACAGGTAATGAGTTTATTTATGTTTTATCTAATCCTTCATTCCCAGGTTTATTAAAAATAGGTTATACACGAAAGGATATAGGTATTCGAGTTAAAGATTTATCTAAAGCAACAGGTGTACCTACTCCCTTTAAGTTAGAATATATTTTTAGATGTAATAATGGTCTTGAATTAGAAAGTGAAATACATAAACATTTAAAAGAATTTAGACCTAATAACTATAGAGAATTTTTTGATATAACATTATTACAATCTATAGAAGCAGTTAAATTTATTGGAAAAAATTATATTTAAACGTGCTTCACCATATATTTATCAGTATATTAATAAAAACAAATAAACAAAACAAAACAAAAACCTATGAAAAATTTCATCATCATCGCAGTTACGGCTTTATTCTTAACTAGCTGCGCAACAGCAACTCAAGAAGAAGTAGCAGTACCTACAGTTGATAGCACTATCGTTATGGTAGATACTACAGCAGTTGATTCAATTTCAGTACCTACACCAAGTGTAGTTACAACTACTGTAAAGTAATTAGAAAATGATTAAACGGGTTGCTTCATATTAAAGTATGGAGCAATCTTAGTTTAAATCAACGTTTTAAGTGATGAAAAATTTTATTCAATTAGTTGTACAAAAATTAGTTAGTAATTTAAAATAATCGCTTTTTAGTAATTTTAAAATGAATATAAATAATATATTTAGAGCCTTTAATGAAGATTTTGAAGATGAAGAAACAGAAATGTTAATCGACTTTTCAGAACATCCATTTTATTGGATTGGAGGATTTAATAAAATAATAGGAAATCACGAATTTTTTAGTAAGTATACTTCTAAAGTATTTAAAAATATTTCCCCTGAATTAAATATTGATGATGTGGAAAAGGCAGGTGAACACCTGATGTTTGATAAAGCATGGGATTATATTAAGAATGTAAAATTAGATAATCCATTTCATATCGAATGTATAGGTAAAAAGGCATCAGTTGAGTTTTTATCTAATTTAAGTATAGCTATGATATTTTATGAAGAGTTAGAAGAATATGAAAAGTGTGCTTTATTAAAAAATATAGAAAATAAGGTTAAAGAATTTGGATTTGAACTTGGTAGCTAATTTTTTTAAACGTATACTTCGATTACGGGTTTTGAGATAAATAATAATAAATAAATAAACATATGAGAAACAGAGAAGCAGTGTTGAGGAAAATGGATAGTGTAGAGTCCAACTTAACTAAAATGACATTTACACTTAATCAAGGCGATCGCAATGGTAGTCATGAAATTATCGAAAATATCAGAGAACAAATAGAACAATTAAAATTGTATATTGAATCTGAGCCTATATCAGGAAGTGAATTAAATCAAGGTTAATCTAAAAAATAAAAGTTATGAAATTGACAGCTGAACAAATCCAGGATAACTGGAACCAATTTATAGGTTATATAGATACTTATATCTCAGAACCTAGAGCATCTAAATTAAAAGAATTTTACGACAAGTATTCTGAACGAATCATTATGATGCCCGCGGCACATAAGAAAGAATATCATAATGCCTTCCCAGGTGGATATGTTGAACATGTTAATCGTGTTATAGACGCTGCACTTAAAATCAATTCAGTGTGGGTTGAATTCGGAGTTGAACAAAACTATACTATTGAAGAATTAGTATTTTCAGCTATGAATCATGATTTAGGTAAAATGGGTGATGAAGAGAATGAATCATATATTCCTCAGACTGATCAATGGCGTAAAGATAAATTAGGTGAAGATTATACTTTTAATACTAAACTTGAATTTATGTCAGTACCAGATAGAGGTTTATTTCTATTAAATTCACATGGAGTTAGTTATACCAAAAATGAATGGTTAGCTATCAGATTACATGATGGATTATATGATGAAGCAAATAAACCATATCTTTTATCTTGGGCTCCAGAAACAAAAGTTAGAACAGCATTAGTACATATTGTACATCAGGCTGATTTTTTAGCTGCTAAAGTAGAGTTCGAACGCGAATGGTTTCCTAAATTTAAGAGTAACTTGGCTAGTGCAGGAAAGGGTAGTACATTGACTAGTAATCAACCAACTAAAAAAGCTCCAATCAAAACAAAAGCATTAGGTAATATTCAAAGTGAAGGCCTAAAGAATGTAATGGATGGATTTTTTAACAAAGATTAATTAACTAACAATTAAACTTAAAGGTTGTGATTAATTTCACGACCTTTTTTTATTTAAAACCATGATAACAACGATTATTATTTTATCAATTATTGTATTAGTATTAGGATTTACTAGTTACAATTTACTTAGAAAAAATGAAAAATGTGAGGACATAATTAAATCGTATGAAGAGTATATGATTAGTTTATCTACAACAATTGAAGAATCAAATGAACAACTAAAAAAAGTTGATTCTAAAGGTACATTTGAGGGCGATGATGAAGTAGGTTATTTCTTTAAATTTTTATTATCATTACAAGAACAACTAAACAACTTCAAAGTTAAATAAAAATATGTCTAAGAACTATTTCACCCAGGAGACTGAAGATGCTATTGTAGCATATAATACTAGTACCGATTTTGAAGAAAGAAGTAAAATATATGAGACTAAAATCCATTATGCTTTTTTTAAATTAACTCAGAACATTATCCATACATTTAAGTTTTATTATACTGAAGTAGATAATATTGAAGATTTACAACATGAAGTAATTACATTTCTTTTATCTAAAATACATAAGTTTGACCCGTCTAGAGGTGCAAAAGCATATTCGTATTTCGGGACTATTGTTAAGCGATGGTTGATTTTATATAATGAAACTAACTACAAAAAGCGCGTTAAATCGACTCCAATAGCGACAATCGAAGAAGATGGCAACCATTCTTATGTCATTGAAGAAAACAATAATATGGCTGTTAACAAGTTATCTCAAAATGATAAGTTATCATTATTTATAGACTTGTATGTTGAATATTGTACATCAAATATTTACAATTTATTCCCAAAGGAAATGGACGCTAAAATAGCTGATGCGATTCTTGAGCTATTTAGGAAACGAGAGAATTTAGATGTATTTAATAAAAAAGCACTATACATATATATTAGAGAAATGATAGATGTAAAAACGCCTAAAATTACTAAAATTGCTGATAGATTATATGATACATATAAAAAAGGTTACATATTTTACTTAGAAAACGGATACATAAAGTTTCAATAGTTCATATTTATAATAAATAAATACCAATAAAATTATGAGTAGTTTAGATTCCGACATATTTGGTGATAAAAAATTAAAAGATTTATTCCAAGAAATATATAACAATCAAAAGAAAAAGGAAAAACAAATATCATCATTAATTGATGAGTTAAAACCAATGATCGAAAGTATTGGTGATGCTACATTAGTAGTTCCTTTACTTAAAGAATACTTAGAAATAGGTGTTAAAAATGATGAGCAATTAATTAAAATGGCTACTATCATTCAACGTTGTTTAACTACTACAAACAGTGGTGGTGCTGGAGGAGATGGTTTTACTATCTCAGATGCTGAAAAAGAGCAACT